CCAGAACGTGAAAAACTAAACACCAAAGAAATTGCAGAAGTGGTAAAATCATTTTATGACAAAGAAAGTGGAAAATTTCCAAAAGGCGAGACCGGAGTTATCACACATTGTAAAAAAATGTTTGGCGACAAAGGCGGCGAGCTTGCAGAACGTTTAGTAACACACTTGAGCCAAAAAGGTGAAGCAATGGCACAGGCACAAGAAGCTACTCAACAATTTGAAGCAATTAAGAAGCTAGCAGGTTTGGTGAAATAAGAACCAATATTTGCATCCTTTTAGGTTGCAATGATAAATAGAAGTGCGTATAGTTAACTATATGCACTTTTTCTTTTTTAGTCAGTGGGCTTTAAAAGAATGGCACATAAAATAAAATTATTAAGGAAATCATTATGGCAACTTTAGCAGAAATTCGCGCAAAACTACAAGCATCATCACAAGCCCAAAACGGTAACTCCGCAGGCGGCGACAACGCAATTTACCCCCATTGGAACATGCCAGAAGGCACAACGACTACAGTTCGTTTCGTACCTGACGCAGACCCAAACAACACTCTTTTCTGGATTGAACGTGCAATGATCAAATTGCCTTTCGCTGGTGTTAAAGGTGAAACTAACAGCAAGCCTGTTACTGTACAAGTTCCTTGTATGGAAATGTGGGGAGAAACATGCCCAATTCTAACAGAAGTACGTCCATGGTTCAAAGATAAGTCTTTGGAAGATATGGGTCGTAAGTACTGGAAGAAAAAGTCTTATTTGTTCCAAGGCTTTGTAGTTGATAGCAAGCTACAAGAAGATGGTAAGACTCCTGAGAATCCAATTCGTAGATTCATCATCGGTAGTCAAATTTTCAACATTATCAAGAACGCATTGTTGGATCCAGACATGGAAGAATTGCCAACAGACTTAGTTCGTGGTGTTGATTTCAAAATCACAAAAACAAGCAAAGGCGGATACGCAGATTATTCAACTTCAAGCTGGGCTCGTCGTGAACGTGCTTTGAGTGAAGAAGAAAATGCGGCTATCACACAGTTTGGTACTTTCAATCTCAAAGACTTCTTGCCTAAGAAGCCAGGCGATGTTGAACTCAAAGTTATCAAGGAAATGTTTGAAGCATCGGTAGATGGTGAAGCATTTGATATGGAACGTTGGGGACAATATTTCAAACCAGCTGGTATGGGTGGTAGCGGAGCCGCAACAGGTTCTAGCACACAAGCCGCACCAGTTGCTCGTACTGCTCCAGTAGCAACACCTGCTCCAGTGGCAGAAGATGACGTTCCATTTGATGCAGATGAGCCAGTGGCAACTACACCAGTAGTAACAGAAAGTGCATCACCTTCAGAAGCAAGCGGTCGTGCCGCAGATATTTTGAAGATGATTCGTAGCCGTCAACAAATACAATAAGGAGATAGACTATGGGAAAGGCCTTCGATATTTCGAAGTTCCGCAAGTCTATCACTAAATCAATTGATGGCTTGGGAATTGGGTTTAACGACCCTACCGATTGGATTTCAACCGGTAACTATGCCCTAAACTATCTTATCTCAGGGGACTTCTTTAAGGGAGTCCCTTTGGGAAAAGTAACAGTTTTTGCGGGCGAATCTGGTGCAGGTAAATCATATATCTGTTCTGGTAACATTATTAAATCAGCACAAGAACAAGGTATTTTTGTAGTATTAATTGACACAGAAAATGCTCTTGATCAAAAGTGGTTGACTGATTTGGGTGTTGATATTTCAGAAGAAAAACTTTTGAAACTCAACATGGCAATGATCGATGACGTTGCTAAAACTATCAACGAGTTTATGAAAGAATACAAATCAATGCCAGACGAAGAACGTCCAAAGGTGTTGTTTGTAATCGACTCACTCGGTATGTTGTTAACTCCAACTGACGTTAATCAATTTGAAGCAGGAGATCTTAAAGGTGATATGGGTAGAAAGCCTAAAGCACTTACGGCGCTGGTTCGTAATTGTGTTAATCAGTTTGGTAATTATAATGTCGGGTTGGTATGTACTAATCACACATACGCTTCACAAGATATGTTCGACCCTGATGATAAAATTTCCGGAGGACAAGGATTCGTTTACGCATCTTCTATCGTGGTTGCCATGAAGAAGTTGAAGTTGAAAGAAGACGAAGATGGTAACAAGGTTAGTGACGTATTGGGTATTCGTAGTGCTTGTAAAATTATGAAGACACGTTATGCTAAACCTTTTGAAAGTGTACAAGTTAAGATTCCATATTCAACTGGAATGGCTCCAACTAGCGGGTTGGTTGACATGTTCGAGAAGATGGGTGTATTATCTAAAGTCGGAAATAAATTAGCATACACTAGCAAAGAAACTGGTGAAATTGTTGCAGAGTTTCGTAAAAACTGGACTGAAGATAAGTTACATATCATTATGAAAGAATGGGATGCTAATGATCTTGCAACTACTACAACTACTATCGAGGAAACAGAGGAAGAAGCGTGATGGATGAAACTATTATCTTAGAAGTCTGGGATACATTCAAAGAATATATTCCAGAAAAAAATAAAGACATGGCCGCAACACACTATGTTGATTTTCTACTAGGTAAAGACATTGAACCTAGCACGTTGGAAACTTTTATGGGGTTCGATGAACATCTTGATGATGCTATCAAGAATGTAATCGACGAAGAAGAAACCTATAAAGATGAAGAAGACGATGTAGATGATTATGGTTACGACGATGAGGACTACTGATCATGAGTTGGTACTCAAAAGTGAGCAAGGATATTGCTCACTTGCCTGCCTGCATTGATTTTTATTATGCAGAAATGGACGAAGCAAGGAAAGAAGTCAAAATCTACGGCAACGTAGAAAAGGCTTCTTCCGCCTTGCCCGGCATTGTTGAACAACGGTTCAATCAACTTCAAGAAATTGAAGGTATTCTCGAATATCTCAATATTGAACTGCGTAGACTTAGGTCTAAAACCTTTAGAAAGTATTTAGAAAGCTATGCTAGAGCACTTAACTCTAACGAAGTAAACAAATATGTCGAAGGCGAAGCCGATGTTGTTGATATGGAAAAAATTATCAATGAATTTGCACTGTTAAGAAATCAATGGTTGGGAATTATTAAAGGTTTAGACATTAAACAATGGCAGATTGGCAATATTATTAAATTGCGTACTGCTGGTATGGAAGACGTTTCTGTTTAAGGCAAGATATGTATATCGAGGACATGATTCACAGGCTAGCATCTAGTGGGACTTACATTTTTTCTCGGGCTATTAACATGTGGGTTCAGGATGCTCGACTTATTTCAAGTTTTTCAGATCAATTAATGCGTGGATCGGCATTTACTGAAAAACAAGCCAACATGGCGGTGAAATTTTGTCAAAAATACAAGACACAATTAGAAGTTGCATTAGCTGTTGACTTAACTGTGGCATTGTCTTCGCCTAAATTTCGTCTGCCAATTAGAACACTCGAACAATACACAAAAAATGTAAGCCTGCTTGATCGAACCCCGAAAAAAATCAAGTTGACCTTCAAATATGACGAAGATTTGATTACACTCATTCGAAAATGGAAAGGAGCTAATCCCGGAAATACCGCAGACTGGGACAGTGAATCTAAATCCTGGCATCTGAGTCTAACCGAAGGTAACATTCTATTTGTAAAAAATGAGTTGGTACCCCGAGGCTTTAACGTAGAGCCAGAAATTCTGGAATTTATTGAAAAAATTGACGAAATTTTAGAAAATTTTGAAACACACGTTCCGATGGCTGTTCTTGAAGAAAACAAAGTCGTTTACAAAAATGTCCATGGCACCGTTGAGCAACCAGATTCAGGTAACATCGTTGAGTCTTTGTTTAGAGCCCGCGACTATGCCATTTCAACCTGGGATGATAACCTGGAAAATTACGTAAATTCCAAGACAATTCCATTGACTAGCAAGTTTTTGAAAACCAAGCTGGGAGAGAAGATTGAAGTCAATGCCTCTGAAACAGACATTGCTCAGTTTTCTGATATAGTGAGGTATGCTAAGAATTTGTTGATTATCATACCAGGTGTTAATGAATTGTATCACCTGAAAAAATGGCATGATTTTTTGCTTACTGAGGGATTTTCGGTGAATTCTATGAGCGTGTTGTTTCGACTTGAAAATAGCACACAACAAGAATTTAATAATTTTGTCAAAGATAATCAATTAAATCGCCCAATGAATTCAGATACCAAAGTTTTCTTTGTTAGTCAAAAGTTACCAAAACCTTTGATCAAAAATCACTCAAATTTTGGGGTTGTTATTGACCTAGGTACTGGTCATTCACCACATTACTCGATTCAAAATATATTAGTTGATCATCACGATGTTATCACGTATAATAAAAAGAAATAATAAGGAACACGGTGGGAGCATTTTGTAAAATTGTAATCAAAGATGAAGTAAATGTTAAGATAGAAAATTTAGATCTTGACACACGTAAGTCCTTGGTGAAGAAATTTAAGTATTTTGACCAAAAAGCCAGATATTCCCCTGCCTATAAATTAGGCAGATGTGATGGATGCACAACTTTTTTTGGTCTAGGCGGAACAACGTATCTAAATCTATTACCAGAGGTTATTGAAGAACTTATTAGCCAAGGGTATGACCCTGCGCTAGAAGACCTAAGAGCTTCTACACCATTAAATTTTGACAAAGTTAGTGAAGATTTTTGGGGTGATTCAACATGGCCAGAAGGACATAGATTTGCCGGAGAAAAAATTAGACTTCGAGGAGACCAAGTCGAAGTTGTCAATAAGTTTCTTGAAAACCCGCAATGTATTCAGGAAATTGCCACCGGTTTTGGTAAGACAATTACTACCGCAACTTTGAGTAAAATTTGTGAAAAATATGGTCGAACAATATCCATTGTTCCTAACAAAAGTCTAGTAGAACAAACAGAAGAAGACTTCATTAACTGCGGTTTAGATGTAGGAGTTTACTATGGTGACAGAAAAGAACTAGGTAGAACTCACACAATTTGTACTTGGCAAAGTCTCAATATTTTAGACAAAAAATCCAAAGATACTACCGATGAAGACATACTAACATTGGATATGTTTTTAGATGGAGTTCAGACAGTTCTAGTTGATGAAGTTCATATGGCTAAGGCAGAAGTTCTAAAAAAACTGTTAACTAATCATTTGTCTAATTGTGCAATACGTTGGGGATTGACAGGAACTGTACCTAAAGATGACTTAGAATTTATGAGTATTAGAGTTGGTTTAGGCGATGTTGTTCACCGAGTTAAAGCGCACGAATTACAAGAAGCGGGTGTATTGAGTGACTGCCATGTAAACATTATTCAAACAGCTGAATGGAAAGAATTTGGCAGTTATCCGGAAGAACTAAAATACCTAGTTACTAATGAAGATAGAATGAATTATGTAGCATCACGTATTAAAAAGATTTCTGAAGGCGGTAACACATTAGTATTGGTTGACAGAATTGAATCAGGGCGTATACTAGTAGAAGCCATCCCAGATAGTGTATTCATTAGTGGCGAAGTAAAAACTAAAGACCGTAAGGAAGAATATGATGAAGTTAAAACTGCTACTAATAAGATTATTGTGGCGACTTACGGTGTGGCCGCTGTGGGTCTTAATATTCCTCGGATTTTCAATTTGGTTATGTTGGAATCCGGAAAGAGCTTTACTAGGGTTATCCAATCTATTGGACGAGGCATTAGAAAAGCCGACGACAAAGACTTCGTCCAAATCTGGGATATAACTGCGGCTACAAAATACGCAAAGAAACACTTAACAGAACGCAAGAGGTATTATAAGGAAGCGAAATATCCGTTCACAATAGAAAAGGTAAAATATTAATGCAGATTTTAACATTAGAAAACAAGACGTACTACCTAAATGATTTACCTGATGAGGTGGATGAAGATTTACGATTTAGCGTAATGGATAATAGCGATCCTAATAATCCAGATTATTTTTATATTCCATTGATTTTTTTAGAATCATTTACAGCCCCAGCCGCAGTACTTAAAGTAGGACCATATACAGTTAACATGCCATTAGATTGGTGTTGTATTGTAGGTGACCCAACTGGCCCTGAGATGGAAGTATTACCGTTGACTAGTTTAAATGACAGAGGATTTAAAACATTTATTTTTAATCCATTGAGTTCATTTAGACCAGAGTTTATGGACATCGATATCATTGATGTATACCAAGATGTCAAGTGGTACTTTCCTAAAATGAAGCCAGGCCAATTACTATGTACTCCATTACATCCTGGCGAGAAGCCGGCATGTGCATATTTCGTAAAAGAAGTTAGTAGACAAAGTGAATTAATTAATTACACAAAATGTTGGTGATATGGGAACATTAAAGCCAGGCGCAAATTACATTTATGAAAGAGCAGATGGTGTGACCTACGCTAGAGAAATGGGTGCAGATCCTAATACCAGAACAGCGATAGGATGGGATTACGGAAAAGAACCTAACGAAGTAAGTACACTTTTTGGAATGCCGTTAAAAAAGATTGCCGAAATGGTTGATATGATTCGTGCATCTGAAACAAATCCCGCTTTACAAAAAGCATTAGAACAGTGTAGAATTTTATATCATCTCAGTAGTACAACATCAACCTCATCTATAACTCATCATCCGGTATAACATGGCATTAGATATTAAACGAGAATTAGCCGCAATAGATTTAAAAGATTACAACTTTTATAATAATCTTTCAGAACAAGAAAAGAAAGAATTATCCCCTTACGTACTGATGAGATATGCCAGCAACGTACAAGGTGACAGAGAAACGCAAGAATGGTTTTTAGAAATGACTAATGAACTAGTCAATAAAAATCACTGGGATTTGAGTAAAGATCACAAGGGTCTTCTTTGGCAATTATTTGCGGCAACTGGCACCGGTGCAAAGGCATACCACCCATACCTTGCGGCAGGCAAAAAAGAAAAAGCAAATAAGATTGAAAAACTTTTATGTGAATTATATCCTGCAATGAAAATGAGTGATATTAAATTACAGGCTAGCCTAATGTCTAAACAAGACAAAGAAGAATTATTTGATAAGATGGGATTTGATAAAAAACAAAGGAAGGCATATGAATAATTTCTGGACGGTGGCAATTGATACAAGTGGCAAGGTTTTCTTAGAAAACGAAAAACATCATGGAATCCAATTATTTCTCGAAGGTAGTTTTAAATCCAACGACGAAAAAATTCTCTTCGCTTCTAATCTGGCAAGACAAATTAATGGCACTTATAAATTACCCGCTTGAACCACTAACATCTGCAGAGGTGCAGGCACTTGTTGGGCCAACGTTTATTGCTAACTTTCAAAAAGAAGTTGTTGAGTTTATGGCTCCGATGCGTAAACACATTGCTAAAGGTCGACCACTCAGTATGGGAAAAGAATCCTGGGAATATGCGGTTGCAGACAGCATTGTTGGTGCTGTTTGGGCTGGCGCCGGAAATTCAATTGTCGATGTACGCATTGGAACTGATATTGGATTAGATGTCAAAAGTGTAGGTAAGGGATCAGGATCGAAGTCGGGCGAAGCAAGTATGTTTCAAACCTATCACAGTCACCTAGACACACTCTTTAACACACAAGATGCACCTGCGTTATGGAACGTTTATATTGAAGGCTGGTTTACAAAAGTGCAATCAGTTAAGGATTATTATCTCCTTGCAATCGTAAAAGATAAGCAGTATAATTGTAGCTTGTGCGGATTTAAGCGTACCGGCAGTCTTCCTGCATACGATCCAAAATTTGGAACATTTTTAACTGAAACAGGAAGAGCAAGTAAAGGTACGTGGACTGTACAAGAATTAGCAGATCCTAAATTTTTACATACCATGGTTATTAAAGGTAAGAAGAGATTAGAAATGCGTCTACGTCCCGCAATGCATGATGCGGCTTATTCACTACCGATTTATAAATTTTAATGTTTAAATTAGAAGAACAACCTTTCAACTGTGTACATTGTGGCAAGGCTTTTATGAAAGAAAAGACCTTGTTCGCTCATATGTGCGAGCCTAAACGCAGGGCCATGCAGAAAAATGAAAAGCGTGTTCAAAGTGGATTCTATACTTTTAATCAGTTTTATAAAATTAAGCAAGGCGCCAAAAAACAAAAAACATATGAAGAATTTTGCAAGAGTGCATACTATAATGCCTTTGTGAAATTTGGTAGTTTTTTAAACAACGTTAACCCGTTATATCCAGAAAAGTTTGTAGACTTTGTTATCCGCAGTGATGTAAAATTAGACCACTGGTGCCGTGACGAATTATACGATACCTATTTGTTTGAGATGTTAAAACTTGAACCAGTTGAAAGTGCTGTTCAGCGTACCATACAACACATGATGGAATGGGGTGATAACCAAAATGCAAATTTTGCACATTATTTTTTGTATGTTAATCTTAATCGTGCAGTTGATGATATTAGAAACGGACGAGTAAGTCCTTGGTTAATCTTAAATTGTAAGAGTGGCAAGGACATGTTAAGCAAATTTAGTGACGAACAAATGGACATTATTGCGCCAGCATT